TATCCATAGCAACAGCAGCCTAGACTGCATAATCACATTTGTTGAAAAAGAAAATTATTCATCAAAAACCTGGGTCATAACTAAAGTGGAAAACAGTAATGACCGTAAAAACCGAACATGGCACATATGAATGTCGTGACCTGACTTTCAAAGCCCGACGCGATTTACATCGGCTTGAAGTTCTCACAGTGAATATTGATGGCGAAGTTGATGTAAATAAATATTATGATGTGATAGAATGGGTCATGCAGTATGCATTGGATGATCCAGAAGAAAAATTAGGACATTTAGATGATATGGCTATAGATAGTGTTATCTCTGAAATTTATAGAAAATATAAGATTCCTGCTAAAAAAAAGAGTTAAAAGCCCGTGTTGCTTTGTGGATGAGTTATTACAGCATTGAATCCCGCAATCTAAAGTTTCCTTACAAAGCAAAAAGTCCAACTCTTAAAAAACAGATTGTTTATACTGAGGAAGAACTGTGGAACGAAATAGATCGCATTTTAGCTGAAGATGCGAAGCGCAAATTCAGCCCAGGACAGAATCTTTATTATAATCTGCTGTTATGCGCAGACAGCAGCTATTTCTTCGATATTGACACTAATATGCTCCTTGAAGAGTACATGGCGATGAAACGCTTTAATATTCCAATAGCTCGATCTATCGACGATGCTGAATTTGAGCGCGTGTCACTTTTCAGCGCAATTGATGAAGAGTATATAGCAATACAAAAACTAGAGCAAGATGGCACAAGAAAAGTTCATAATTGAAATTCGCACCAAAGGATTTGCTCAATCAAAAAAATCCTTAGAACGCGTCACCAAACAAACACGATCATTCGCCAGAGAAGCAAATAAGGGCAGTAGCGCAGCATCAACATTTCGCCGCACTATGTCCCAATTGCGGAATAATCTGCTCCTGGTCAGTTTTGCATTTGGTACGGTTGCACTCACCTTAAAGAAATTTGTTGATGCATCATCGGGATTTCAGACCGTTAAGACCCGTCTGGTTGGTCTTATGGGATCAGTGGAACGTGCAGAACGCGCTTTCAATACATTCAATAAAGTAGCTTCAACCACACCATTCTCATTACAGGATGTTGTTGAAGCCGGTGCGCAATTAAAAGCATTTGGCGCTGATGCTGAAAAACTGATCAAACCGGTAACAGACCTGGCAGCATTCATGGGTACTACTGCTACGGAAGCCGCGAATTCATTGGGCCGTGCTTTCGCTGGTGGTGCTGGTGAAGCGGATATTTTGCGTACCAAGGGTGTACTCAATCTGGTTCGTTCTTTCAAGGGTATAGATAATCTTTCAAAATTGACCTTGCCTGAGTTCCGTAAAGCATTAATCGAAACTCTCGTTGATCCAGCAGTAGGTATAGAAGGCAGCACTGATAGGATGTCAAAGACATTCATGGGTGCAATGAGTAATATGGGCGATTCAGTGACACGCCTTGCGGCTGAGATCGGCGATTCATTCCTGCCTTCATTGACCAGTCTGGCTGGCGCTATTGGAAGGGTTGCTAATGATCTGCGCGAATTTATTGTATTTGCTAAAAATGGCCGAAAGAATTTTAATATATTTGGCGAATCATTAAGAGATTTCAGACTGCGTATTGAGACTCTTGATCTTAGTGATATGAGAATGGAATTCAAAGATTTAGAAGCCCAGCTTAAAACATTTGATACCTCATTACAAAGTTTAGGCCAGGGTGATATTGTCGGTATGCAGATCATACCGCCAGAAACAAAAGGTATTTTTATAGAAACTGCCGGCGGCATGATCAAACTCAGTGATGCAATGGTCGGTGTATCAGGTCAGTTTGAACATCAGGGCATAACAATTTTAGAAACTTCTAAACTCCTCAAGGATTTTACTCAATTCGCAGATGAGAATTTAAAGACCATGATGGCTACTAATGTTGGCACTGAAACTTTGACACGCAAAAAAAATATACTTGCCAAAGAAATTAAGCGATTGGAAAGTATCGACAAAGATTTGATCAATATTGAAAAACAATTTCCTGATCTGTATGAGGATACAACTGAATCACAAATGACACAGATCAAGGCCACACTTGATCTGGTAAAGACCTATAAGGAACAAATTGGAACGAAAGAAGAGGTCATAGCGGTCATTAATATGTTAGAAGAAGCATATAAAGCCCTTGATCCTGCCACCAAAGCAGCAACAAAAGAAGCAAAAGCACAGGCCAAAACTGATAAAGAAGCTGCCAAGGCAGCAAAGGAAAGAGGAAATGCTGCGGAGGAAGCATTGAAACAACGCAATAAAGCCTTAGAAGAATGGCACAAAAAAAGTAAAACTGCTATTGAAGAAATAGCAGAAGCGAACAAGACCATTTTCGCCAATAGTATAGAATTCCAAATCCAGCAGATCGATCTCCAGGCCGATCATTTTATAGCCATGAAAATGGATGAGGTCGCCGTTGCGCAATTCGCTGAACAGGCCAAGACCGATGCTGTTTTAAAGCATCTTGATGAGCGTAGTGCCGTCTACTCTGCATTTGAAGCTGGATATAATCAATTCATTAATACATTGACAGATGCGGAAATGACAGGCAAAGAGCGCCGAGAAAAGATATGGGAAGCCAGCAAGAATGCATTCATCAAATTCACAGGTGATATGATACTGACATGGATCAGACAACAAATTGCACGAACCGTTATTTCCAAGACAGGCGAAGCGGCAGCGATCACATCAGCCGCCGTTACTGGCACAGCCATTGCAGCAGAATATGCTATTCCCGCATCACTGGCAGCTACAGCATCATTCGGTGCATCCGCGGTCACTGGTGAGGCTGCGATATTAGCAAGTGTGATTGCCACAAAAGCTCTGGCATCATTCGCCCAGGGCGGTGATTTCGTGACCAGCGGACCGCAGGTCATCATGGTGGGCGACAACCCAGGCGGCAGGGAGCGCGTACAGATCAGTCCCTTATCGAGTTCCGCAGGCGCATCCAGTGGTGGCGTGACAATTAATATTTCGGGCGGAGTAGTAGACGATGATTATATAAGAAACACATTGATCCCGGCACTGAACAAAGCCACTGAGTTAGGTGCAAGGATTAATGCTTGATTTTCCGGCAAATATAGATAAACAATACCTCCGCAGAAATGTATCAACATTCTGGGTTCTCAAATTATATTATAACGATGAGACAGCATTTATAGGAGTTAGTGACAGGCACAGAGAGGATTCCGGTTCTGATATCTATTACGGTATTGTCTCATCATGGGGACAATATCAGCAGTCTTTAGACTTTTTCAACTTTACCACTTCCACCGCGAATATGACTGTAAAGCTGATCAATACCGACAATTCAATTCAGGGCGGCAGATTCTCTGATCTGTTGGATACAAATAATTTCGGAAATCGCAAATGGGAATTATTCATTGCGGTCAAAGCTGATGAACCTTATGATGACAGCACTGCTATGATCGGGAGCGGGATAATAAGCGGTAATATTGATTATGACACTAAATTTCTAACATTTATCTTATTAGATATGTCAAGCAGATATTATAAGACAATTCCCAGGAATACCGTCAACAGCACCGATCACTCAAATGCACCAGATAAGAATTATGGTATGCCGATACCGATGAGTTATGGTGATTTTTGGGAAAAAGAGGATATTGGCACTATCCCGACCACTAATTTTGATCGTTTTATCAATTTCTATAAAGGTGCATTTCCAGCTATTGTGACCGATGAATGGAATGCGACCAATTACAGGGTTGAAGCAGCCTGTGATATATTATCTATGACGACCTTAGATGCTGAGAATATCTATGGTCATTTCAAGAATCATTATGCTCAATGCGTAAATGGAACAAAGGATCAGCCATCAGCACAGATAACAGCCAAAGGAGATGATTGGCGATTCTATCTGCCATTGTCAAGCCATGTGGACTATGCGACTGGCGGTGGCAGTGCCTGGACCAATTATGCGAATACCATCAATGGTGTATTTGATGATGGTAATTATGTGCAATTTTCAGCTGGTGATGGTGCAGTGGCAAATATTGCATGGCGGATACCAAAGTTCGAAAAACTTGGAACATTGACAGCGGTCTATTTACTCATGTCTTCCAGTAATGGGTTTGGCGCTCCGTCTGGTGGCTTGCGTGTATCACATGCTGCTGGTGGCGATCAGGTCTTACTGATTGTTGGTGATGGTGCTAATATGTCAGGAATTGACGGTGAACATATCGAAACCATTACCGGATTTTGGGGTGGCACAGATGGAACAGATTGGGATTTAGAAGATGATATCTTTTTTGTGCTTGATGATAGTACGAGTGCATCTGGATCGCAAGGAATTCGTCTTAAAGAGGTTGGGATAATGATCCAATTCAAACCTGAAGACGGATTCGATACTAAAATAAATCAGATACATGAATTCTTTGTATCACAACAGGTATTGGAACCGAAATACAGTGGAGCATTAGGGCAAGGCACGATGATCTCTTCCAAACGCAGGGTTGTTACTTCAGTGGATGCAGTTGTACCATCAGTATCATCTTATTTATTCTATAGCGGAAAAGGACGTAAATATGGTGCATGGATCGATACGGATACCGCTGGCAGTACAGCTCGGGTCAATGGGTTAAATAAAGGCGCTCTAATAGAATCGCCTATATATATAATAGAAGACATTTTGCGTACTGAATGCGGAACGATAACAAAAGGCACAGCCGATACTAATACAACAGATAAATTAGAGGATTCCGGCACAACATTTCCCACTGATGTTGTAGGGCAGAACGCTTATAATCTAACTGACGGGACCAGCGCATTAGTGACCGCACGGGATGATGCTAATACTCTTTCACTCTATGCCGCAACTGGAAATGATGTTTTTCCCCTTGGCAATGAAAATTATATTATCTGTGGCCTGACCGATAACGAGATAGACACTGCAACATTCGATACAGCAGGCAATACAGCATCATCAGCCGGGAAGGTATATAATGCCCTGGGCGGAGCGGCAGCCACATCTGAATGGGCATTTGCACAAATGAAATTCACGGGTGTCAGGGATCTAATTGTTCGCATATCGAGACAATGTGGGGCTTATGTATTCATCAGCAGCAACGGCAAATTCAAGATCAGAACTCTACAGCAGTCAGGATATAGCGAGGATAAGACAGTAGATTTCAATGATATCAGCTTAAAAAAGATAAGCCTGACACCATTAGATAATGTGCGAAATGATTTTGTTATCCATTATAATAAGGATTATGCCAAAGACCAATATCAGAATACTGCTACAGGATCAGACAGCACAAGCCAGGGTACAGGTGCAACAGGATTTAATCAGACACTGACTTTGGAATTGGATGCGGATGTGGTCAGTTCCACAACGGCTGATCAGATCGCAGCTATGTATGAAGCATTTTTCAAGGCTCGTCATCCCATAATAGATTTTGAATGTTTGCGCCCACTATATAATGATCTTGAAATTACCGACATTATTAAATTCTCGAATTGGGATGCAAACATCAAGATATTCGGTACTGCTATGGGTACAGATTACTATATGATCACTGACATAGCTAAATCAGTGAATGGATGCTCATGCAAAGCAATAAAGGTGAGTTAAAATGGCGAATATGAACATTGGAACCCCAAGGTTCTACACAGACCAGGTGAATTATTATTTGAGTAAAGGAACGGCGGCAACTGAATTTACGCTTAATGAAAGTGTCGGCATTGCCGCTCAGACCGGGAGTGCGGCTGAATTATTTGATATGAATCCCTTGAACCAGGTCACATTCGATACAACTGCAAGCAGTGGCGCGAATCATGTACTGGTCAATCTTGATATGCAAAGCGAAAGACCGAAATCCTTCATTGCCGTTCTGAATCACAATCTTTTCACGGCACGAGGGAAAATACGATTCTTTGCCGGGAATGCCATTGGTGATGTGGATGCACTTGATGGAACTGGTAATGATGTTGATTGGTCTGCAGTGACCACCACAGAGGCGGTCAATGCAGATTCAATAATCACAGGCGGCAGTGATAATTCAGTAGTAGTCGAGCCTGCCGCAGATGGGAGTACAGTATTCACATTCACGGAAACGAGTCAGCGGTTTTGGGGTATTCAGTTCGAGGGAGCGACGCATACAAATGGAGCTTCAAACGCAACAAATGAGGTATGGAACGCGACATACGATTTCCGGGTGGCAAATATTTTGATCGGTGAAGTGTATTCAATGCCACATAACCCAGATATGCAGGTAGTAAGAAATATCATAATGGGCGGTAATGATATCGTTGAATCCTATTCAGGCAGGCGATTCTCTAATATGCGCTGGTATGGCAGGCAGGCAGATTCATCCACATTGTCCAGAAGCCCATTCGCAACCAGCCAATATGCGCACGGATTGCATTCAGGCCGGTTACGGTATGACATGGATTTTTCTTATTTAGCATCAACTGATGTTATGCCTGATGAATACGGCACAATCGACAATGATGATGATAATGTGATATCTGATATCTGGGAGAATACCCTCGGCAGTCATATTCCATTTATCTTTTCTATAGACAAGGATGCCGATGCCGCCACCAACGAATCAGAGCATCTATTTGCGCGGTTTTCGCAGGATTCGCTTAAAATGACGCAGGTGGCAAATCAAATATGGAATCTAAATATGTCTATTGAGGAAGAGTTTTAAGCTTATTGAGTGATTGCTGTTAACTGCTCGAACATGCCGTTGTTTATCTTTGCCTGCTCTTCCAGGCTGATACCGGCATAATGATCTTCCACCACAGTTTCACTATTATCACCAATACCGTGACCGGCAACTTTAGCGCTGTGGAATCGTTTGCGCAGCAACTGTGCCTTCATCCTTCTAAGATCATGGCATGTGAAATCAATGCCGGTGATCTGGCTGATAGTTCTGAGTGTGCGGTGAAGTTCTGAGTAATACATATCTATCGGCCTTTTATAACCGCGCTCATGCCACTTTTTAAGTATGACCATCACTGATGGATGTACATTAACTATTTCGCGTGTTTTGCGGCGTTTTTGGAGCAACAGGATAGTGCCTGCTTCAAAGTCCACATGCTCCCAATGCAGTTCTTTATGCGGTTTGCGGTTATTGCGCCCGGTAAGTTCATTGGCCCTGCTGCCCATAACAGCATACATCCACATTAAATCCTTCTGGAACTCATCCAGCGCAGGATGATTGAAAAGCGCATCTATTTCTTCACGGGACCATTTTTTATACATTAGTACTGGCAGCTCGGATTTCGTGTATTTGTCATTCTTGGTGATAATGGCCTTACTGACATAGTCTTCTTCCAAAGCCCAGTCGAAGATATTCTTGAGATCACGCAGATAGCTGTTGATCCCACGTCTGGCACGACCTTGGATATATTCGCATGTATCCATATATATCTTCCAGCCATCCACTATACTGCCGTTGATATCCTGCGACATGGATCGGATAGTCTCTGCAATGGTATCATCAGGAAAGACTTTCAGAGCGCTGTTCATTACTACATTATATTTGGCCTTGGTATCCACATCATTCTTTTTGGTCAGCACATTATTCCTGTACTTAGTGAATATTTCGCCAATGGTAAGCGCTTTTTTATCAGCGTGCAGCTCGCCTTTCCAATCCATATTATTCTTTTTCATCAGCTCTATCTTGTTCCAATGCGCCTTTGCAAGAATTGCTTCTTCTTTGGTTTTGTAATATTTTGCCTGCCAAGAATCCGTGTGCGGGTTCTTATAGCGCACACGAAATAGTTTGCGATCTTTGATTTTGTTTATTTTTGCCATTTTATTATCCTCTCACAGATGCCGAAATATAACACTAAATACCGTAATATTCCAAAATATTCGTTGACTTATAATTCAATGCTAATATAATTTAATATACCATATATCAACATGAATTTTATTAATTCCAAGACTGCATTTACCACTCTTCTCTCTGAAAATAATTTATCCCAGCGCACCATTTCCAGGTTAGCCGGGATCAGTCCTGCATTGCTGACAATGATGAGAAAAGGACAGCGTACATTTCAACTGAAACACAAGGAAAATATGGCAATGATTCTAGGGTATGAAGAACAAAAAATCAATTGGTATGAATAAAGTGACACAGGCATGGCTGTCCATGAATCAGGCAGCGGAATATATAGGCATCAGCCGGCGTTCATTAGATAAAGCGGTGATACTAAAAGAAAAAAATGCATGTAATGAAACGCTACATATAAAATATGTTGGCAATGAAAAAAGATTATCCCGTAAAAGTTTAGATGAAATTGAAACAATTGTTACAGATATCAATAAATTCCGCAAATAAAACAGGGCGGCACATTCATCTCCCTCGACCTAGCGTCGAAACTCTATCCTCTCACGTCAGTGCTGCCCTGTGATCTTTCACATAACCATACCCAATGATATGGACCGCACTGCGATGGCAGCGGATATACGCCATCTTATAGAGCATTATGGAGTTAAAGCTATTACATACAGGCCGCAAAAGCCTGACCGTGATATAGGCATAAAAGCAGAACATACAATATCACAGAAATTATTAGGCCGGGTAATCGGCCGGATACAAAGACGCGGGTATGAAGTGATTATAGATAAAAAAGCTTCAACACAAAAAGACAATCAGTAACTTAACAATGGAGAATAAAAATGGGCAATGGAATTTTAGACGGCATTGATCTACCGGCAGGCGGTGGCGATTCTATGTTTGTCAACAAGTTTGACCAGGGACAGAATCGTTTTCGCATTTTAAATAAACCAACTGTAGGGTATGTCTGGTGGCCTGAATCCGGCGGAAAACCGGAACGGGTTGCCAATACAACAGATATCCCATCAGGCATAGATGCCAAGTATTTCTGGTTCATGCCGGTAATAATTGACGATGAAGTAAAACTGCTGGAGATCAAGCAGAAATCTGTGATGCAGCAGTTGCTGGCCCTGGAAGGAAATAAGGAATGGGGCGACCTTACTAAATATGATGTAACTGTTACGCGGAGCGGCGAAAATCTGGACACAACCTATACCGTGGTTCCTAACCCCAAGGCTCAACTAAAAACAGATGTGGCAGATCGCTGGGTTGAAATAAAAAAGCGATATAAACCCAGTGAGCTATTTAACGGCGGTTCAGTCCTTGAACTCGCTGAAGGCCAATCTCAAACGCAAGACGATGAAGGTCTGCCATTCTAAAGAAACCCGGTAAAAAAGGTTACCGCGGCGAAGTCGAAGTCCTGTCGATTATGCGTGACATCGGATTTGAAACGGAACGGTCCTGGGGCAGTGATGGGCGCAGCCTGTCACTGCCTCCCGACATTGATATTAAAGCTGTGCGGGATGATCTTGAATTACACATACAGGTAAAGCGCAGGAAAAAGATCGCCAATTATCTGGATTTCAAGAACGCCAATATGGTTGCGGTCAGGCAGGATCGCGGACCGTGGGTATTTATTATTGATGAAAATACAATGCGTGATGTGTTTCGCATATAACAAAGAATTTAAAGCTGGGGGTATTGTTGGTGGTTCATTGGCTGCTGGCAAATATAGGTTGGCTATAACTCCCCCGGCGAATAATGATCAGCGCGCCTCGAAACGCTTTTCTTTACAGACCCAGGTTGGCGCAGGTGACAGCTACCGGAGGCGCGTGTTGAATCGTTTAATGTTTGAAGATGAGTCTATATGAATGTATTCAAAGCTAAAATGTATTGCTCAATATGCCAGGGACGACTACCAGATGACCTCGATAATACTATGTGGTACTGGGGTTATGACTTGGAAAAACATCCGCTGATACTGGCGCATAAACTCACTGGATGTGATCCAGGTTCGATTAATGGATGGGTATTTTCACAGGATTTCGGCGATTATACTTTCAGGGCAATTGTTGGATGTAAACCAAGAATGAAGGTAAAACCATGACACCAAAACAAAAGCTGATTGAAGTCGTCAGCCGTGCCATTGTGGAAGTGCTTCATAAGTACAAGGATGTGCAATTGAATCTTGGCAGCGAGACTGTCAGGTTTCAGCTTGCAAGCCAGATACTAGATAAAGTTCTAGCAGTGATCGAACCGCCTGATGAAAGTAAGTAACTGCTGCGGAGCCTTATTTGTTGAGCCTGGCTGGCCCGATAATGATCTATGCAGTGCTTGTAAAGAACACGCTGACGCTATCGACCAGGAAGAACCAAGTATCGTTGTGATGGATATGCCCACTGAAACTGAAGAGTCTAAAAAACGGATGCTAAAAATATTAAAACAATATGAACAACGACGATCTTAGAAAATTCACTAATGATTTCTTGATGGAAAGTTTGAAACTATCCGAAAATAAAGCGATCGAGTATACAATATCTCATACGGACCGCCATCGTAATTTCAAACAAGTCGCAGAACGTGTCGGCATCGATCCAAGACAGGCGCTGATGACATATTTATTAAAGCATGTAGATAGTATATGCAACTATTTAAAAACAGGAAAATTCAGCGCAGGTGAAAATCTCAGGTCAAGGTGCATTGACCTTTTGAATTACACTCTGCTGCTGGCATCACTGGACCATAGCCTAACACATACCAAAGGTATCAATAATGCGAGTAACACTCAACGGGATAGAAGCGAACCTGGCGAAGACAGTAGGCACTCAGAGACACAGTCAGAACCGCAAAAATGGAACGAACTTAGAAGCGAATAGCACTCCCGAAAATGACATAAACGGCTTTGGCGCTGAACTTGCAGTAGCCAGAGTTCTGAACTTATACCCGGACATGACCATCGGTCCGCATAAACGCGGGTACGATATGATATATAAGGATTATAGAATTGATGTTAAAAGCACACGCAGCGAACCAGGATACCTGATGGCTAAGAACTGGCGCAAAGCAGGAGACTGCGACATGTATGTGCATGTGTCAGGCAAACTGCCCAGATATACGATCAACGGCTGGGTATGGTCCAATGAGCTGATAAGCGCCGCCAATCTCAATGACATGGGCTATGGTGAACATTACTATATGGAACCAAACCAATTAAGAGATTGGAAATTTGCAAAAAACCAATGAAAAAGGCATGGTAGGCGAGCTGGCAGTACGCAAGGATTTGCTGTCTAAAGAATATATTGTTTATTTGCCGGAATGCGATGCCAATCAGGTTGATATGGTTGTGGAAATGGATAACGGATCATTCAAGCGGGTCCAGGTGAAAACGGTGTATCGAACAAATAAAACTACCAGTATCGAGATCAGATGCGCCAAGCACCAGCATACCAACAGAGTTGATGTGGTAGCAGTCTATTATGTGCCGAAAGATATTATTGCCTATGTTCCCTATAATAACGAGCTGACGATCCACCTGGCGCTGACTACAGCAAAGAATAACCAGAAATCAAAACGCAAATGGTTCTATCAGTATGAGCGGTTTCCAGAATTCTCTTAACCACTACGCAGGCTCCATTGAGTTTGAAGATGAAAACGGTGAGTGGACCGACCGGGTGATCACTGCCATCGAGTATAATGATTTTATCAGCAAGATGAAGGATTTCAAGAACAGGCGCAAAGAAGGCCGGATATTCTTTGCGGTGCATGTGGTGGATGGCGAGGAACGTGATATAAAAGCAAGGGTCGAGCGTGATAT